AACCTCTTCCCTCTCAATACTTACAAACGGTTTCTTATCCCAATCATTGGCCTCCGCAATAAAAAGCATCTGGTCTAGGAACTCAAGAACAGGAGCAGTCACATGACCTGACTGAACCTTGTCTTGGAATATAGCTACCTCTTCTTCTACCTGTTCACGATTCAGCTTCCTAGTATACTTGCGTACATCCTTACGCCAGACAATCTTCATTATGCCTCGACCATAAATGAAAGCTTCCCTGATCCAATCCTGTATTTTAGCGTAAACGCCTATACGCTTTGTTAGCACAAAGTCAAGCATATTCTCAACATCATGTGCTTTCTCATTGTCAGATATGGTATGGGGGGCATCGCTCCCCCCATTGGGTAAGGGTTGCTGCGGAGCAGATTCACTCACCCCCCTAGCCGTTACAAACGGCTGTGTCCCGAATATAGGGTTAATCATTCGACTAACCAAGGTATCAATAATGATACCTGTAATTGGAATATGAAGATTGGAGCAACCTTCCCAAGGAAAATTTTTGGGTTTTAGGATACCCTTGTATTGTTTGTACCAAGTCTCAAGACCCTGTTGCCAATCACTCCTAGAATCCACAGAGCTTTGGACAGACTCCTGCAAAAAATTCAACAAGTGGGCTACATCAACCCTCTTATCAATTGGCGGTATAAAGTCAGCTTCAGGCGGTCTTTTAATTTTGTCACCACTAGCAAGCTTGGCAGGAGAAGGGGACATCTGCTGAGATGTTTCCTTACGATCCTCCAATTCGCTTCGTGCTGGCGTTCCACCAGATATTTGATTTTCGCTTAATTCTTTTGCCATAGTTTTTACCAGATTTTAATACCGCCAACATGGTATTCATCTTTCTTTTTATTAGGAGTAGTCTTAGGTTTAGGGCGTGGCGTTACTATCTTGCCTGCTTTTACATTTGCTCTCTGACGAGCCAAATCTTTATCTTTTGCGTTCTGACGCTTAGCAATTGAGGCTGATTTACCTTTGGCTGCAATACTCTTTGCATGTCCACGAGCTTTTTCTTTAGCTTTTTCCTGAGCCTTACTGAGCGAACTTCTTTGTCTGGGTGCATTCAAAGACTTGATATATTCTTTATGCTTTAATTTTGCTTCTTCCAACTTTTTTAAATCAGCCTTGCTAGGGGTGCCTCCACCAAAACTCTTCTTCAATTTTTGGGCAAATTTGTCCAACCCTTGCTTTGCCTTTTCCCTTGCTCTACGCAAGTCAAGTTCGTCATCAAGCATGCCTCAAACTCCAAAAAAAAAGACTGATACGCATAGGCAATCAAGCCTTGCACATCAGCCGTCTAGTTATCAGGTAGGCTAAAATCTACAAATTTCTAGTGACTTCTTTTATCTCCACTTTCATAAGGTTCCCCTCAGAAAAGTGTATAGTGATACTTCCGTTGAAGTAAGCTTCCATTAAAGATTTTAACTTGTTGATTAGCTTATCAAAATTTATACTCATATGATAGTAAAAAGCACAGTTAATGGTGTTTGTCAAGTAAGATAAATCTGTTACTTGGTAAAAGACAGATTTCTAATAGATTTAATCATTGCTTTTGGAACTTTTATTCTTTCGCCTACTACTTTACCTGGTGGTATATCTCCATGCATTACGAATACTAATGATGATTTGTCACGCTTCATATACCACCCCATGAACCTGACAGTCGGTGTGTCTTCAAGAAAGTCATCCGTGTCATCATCTGCCCAATCACTACGAATAAGAGTATCATCCCATTCCACATAATACATTCCACCCTTCTTTAGGTAAGGTATCTTCATGACATACTGAATGGGAAATTAGCCCCATGCTGGTTAAACTTCTTGCCATCTAACAGTAACTTCCAAAGTATATAAAAATATGGATCACCTTTTCTGTGGACAACCCTCTTGACTTTTATAATTATTTTTTTTTTCAATTGAACCTGTTGGTTACCTTAAGACAGTTAGAAATAAATTCTTTTGTGCTTAAGTCACCCTTCGCCCAATTAGCCCACTTCGTCAGCCATTGTAAATTGTTTAAATCTTTTTGTAATTCAGGATATTTACTGGAAGGTTTAATATGGTCAAGGCTCATGTTGACACCTGCCACCAAGGTATCACCAGTTAATGGGCATATATAGTTCTGCTTCTCGGCAATAGCCCTTAAATCCTGCCAGCATGTTACGCTTTTAAGCGTGTTAGAAGAAATCTTCTGATAAAAATGTACAACACATATTCGGCTACCTTCATTCGGAATACCACTACACCCGTAATTACGGCATACACCTTTCTCTTCCGCAATCTTTTTATACTTATGATACCGCTTGCTCTCGGCAATACGAGAACAGTCTTTGCAGATGTACTTCAGCCCATCCCGATTACCCCTGTCCTTATGGAAATTCTCTATCGGAACCAACTGTTTGCAGCTTCCGCAAAACTTCTCAATGTCTTCCTCAATCGAGACAGCTTCCATGCAAAGCACCAAAAGTAATACGTTACAGAAATACGATGTCTTATTCTGCTACAAATACTCATTCAAAATAAGGCATCTTGTACGCAATCTCTTGGATGCTTTCCGTGAGTTCACGCAGAGCGAACACAACCTCAACTAGAGTTTTTTGAGTCTCTTCTTGAGTTTGTAATATCTTCCTGTTCGTCTGTAGTAAATCAGATAATAACCTTACAACATATTCATTTTCTATAACCAGCTTTGATTCCATAACTCGGCTCTATGTCTATGCCAGACCAAGGTACTAATATACTGTCGATCATGGCGTGTAGTTCTTCTAACGAACCACTGTTCCTAATAGTCAGGTCTGGCTTAATGCCTTCCATCTCAGTCTCAGAAATATGACCGTTGCATTTGTAATCTGGCCTTTTAACTCTCCAGATTTCACCACCCCTGTTCTTTACCAGTTCAGCTTCGTTGAGATATCTTAAATCCTCTACTACAACATAAGTCAAGTCACAAACAGACCTCTCCCAAGAATCTAACCATATCTTGGAATAAACAGAGTCTCTGCCCCATTCAGTACCCAAGGTCTGCATTACTTCTCTAGGAGTCTTACCCCCAAACAACTCCTGTGGTTCCTCTTTAAGACTACCCTCTATCATGTCATCCGTGACACAGGGTATTTGCATGAGCATCCTTTTTAATGTACCACTAAATTTAGTTCTTGTAAATGGTATGGGTTGCTCACTTAAATACTTGGCAACAGTAGATTTACCAGAACCTGCTGCTCCTGTCAATGCTATCAGTTTAATCATTTATATAGCCACCAAAAAAAATAGAAATTAATAAAGCAAGTATAGCTGCTGACATTGTGGTTCCTCAAAAACAAAAACCAAAAACGTGGTTTAAGGTGGTGAGAATTTATCAGTAGTAGGAAATCTACCTTACAAAAAAAACAACAACATCCTAGTGCGAGGGTCAGGTCTTTAGACCCGAAGCACTCCCCCCGAAGGGGACGCTAACTCTTTTAGACAAACAAGTGCCACACATACGGGTTTATCTTTTTTAGCAATGGCTATCCCCCGAAGGATTCCATCTGCAAGCCTGTCGGGGATTGTCGGCACTTTCGCATCTACTCCGCAACAGGTTTAGCTTGGCTCATCACCAGTAGCTTAACTACTATATACCCCCTAACTCCTTGTGATTGGGTAGGGTAGCACTTTCGCCTCGCTCCATTCGTGCAAACGATAGGCTAGTGGTACTAACTTTAATGATAGAATAATAAATTGTCAATAGTTTTATAAAAAAAAGATTTCCCCCTGCGAACTCATTGTGAACTCTATGTGAACTCGCATACCCCACGCAAAACTCAATTCTGAAAAAATGCAAAAAATATCTCCCAGACAACCCATATATATAAACATTACGGTAGGTTCATGGGACTCCTACTTGGGGGTATAGGGGGGTGCATGGGGCTGATAATCCCCTGAAGCCATTGATTTATATACAGTTATGGGTATCTGTGTCTGCATTGTGCCTGAAAGACTTAAAAAACAATAGGTTACAGGATGTCTACATATCCTATTGAACGGGACATTTCGTCCATCTGTTTTTCAAACTCTTAATGAGGTATTGAATCATGAAAACAAACAAGTTTACGCAAAAGCAAATCAGTAACGCAAGTAAGAATGATAAACTAAACCTAACGCAAGATCAAATCAAGGAAGCCCAATCTTTACATGACTTTATGGAAGGTATTGAGTACGATAAAACTAATGCTCAATTCAAAGAAAAGAATACTCGCATTGGTGAAATCAAAACAGCTTGGATGTGCAATCCTCAACGTATCGCATTGAAAAAGCAAGGTGCTTTGTTGGTTACCCGAATGCAAACTCGCAATTGTTCAGCAGTATGGACTAATGACGTAGTTGCTGATCTTGAGGGGATTACTCGCAAAGTTTGTGATGCTAGTCAAAACAAGGTTGTGGAAGTAATTGAAGCACCTAAGTACTAAGCATTAGCATTGTTAGAGCTACTAACTACAAAGCATCGTGGTTAGTAGTTCTATAGAGTGCTTATGCTCTGTTAACTTTAACCAAGGAGGAATTATGAACCATGAATATTTACTTACAAAGATAGATAAGTTAGAGATGGCTGTAACTCAAAGACTTTATGCAATTGAGGAAAGAATAGATAATCTTGTAACATTCATAGAAAATAATAACAA